GTTGTTTTTTTATAAATATCAACCATTTATCAATTTCTCAAGGGTCGACTCAATATCACCTAAAGAATTATTAAATAAATTATCATCATCACCCTCTAAAATTAAATTTTCTAATTTTTCTTTACTCTCAGGTAGTCCTCCTGCGTCACCTCCTGCTGGTGGTGCTGGTGCTGCGGCTGGAGCCGGACTAGCTCCACCTCCACTAGCGTCAGCAGTTCCAGTACCACTAGTGCTACCAGTTACTGTTTTATATAATCTATCAACATTATCAAATAAACCAGTATGTGTTATAACTGTTGGTGTGTTTGTTAATTCAGATGCTACAGCTCTTTCTAGTCTTTGTTGTTGAATGTCTATTTTAATTTCTTCATCTGAGAACCCAAATATGTGTTTTTTAGCCCAAGTAGCCGATGTTGGTGCTAGTGAGTTTGGAATTTCCGTTACCAAGTCTTTATATAATAAAACTTTTTCTTTCCATACATCGACCATTAAAAGATCAGCTTGTTTTGATGGGTTTGTTAATCCTAATGTAAAGTTGTTTAACTCATCTTCAAAACCTAAAAGAAATAAATGAATAATTGCAATCTTATTTAATTCAGATAATATATTTTTTTGTATTCTATTAATTGTTCTAGCAAAACGAATATCAAGTAATGATAGGTTTTTACCGTCACCAACCGGTTCCTCAAAACCAAGATACGCTTTTGGTATTCTTAATGCCGTAACAAGTTTCTTTTGGATATATTCGATATCGGCAATTTCAGAAAGATTTGTACCACCAGGTAAGGTTTCAATTGGCATTGTTTGTGCAGCATCACGAACTGGAATAAAGTAATCTTGGTCAACAGCCATTTGATTAAACCTCAAATCAACATTACCGGTTTTATTATCAACAATTTGATCTCTTTTAAATTTATTTGCAACTCTTTGTACATATGCCTCAACATCTTTGTCGTCCATATTACCAACAAAAACTTTAAATACTCTTCTTTCTGGAGCTCTTGATGTGCGATAAATTAACATTGCGTCTTCAGCTAATACTAATTGTTTCCAAATACGTCTTGCTTTTTCAAGCATCGATGTTCCATATGGTAATTTTCGATCATCACCTAGAAGTCTAAAGTGTGCAACTTCCCAGGTATTAAATTCCATATTTTTTTCTTTCCAATTAAAACGAACTCCCTTTTCTTCTGTATTCACCTCACTATTTGGTGTCTTTGGTTTCATTCCTCTTTCTAGCCTTTCAATCTCAATATTTGGTAATTGTACACAACCAATAATTCCTTTTTCTGGGTCTAGTTTTAGGTAAACAAAGTTATCACCATACTTACAAGTATTTCTAATCCACATTTGTAAGTTTGTGTTAATATCTAATGTATTATTAAATAAATCAGCTAATACACCTTTTATTCTTTTTGATTCTGAATAAATTTGTAATATATAACCATTCTCGTTTGGTGTTGTAGATTCTTCCGCATATATATCAAGAGCTGTTGATATTTCAGGTGTGAACTCCATAGATTCGTAATCATAGAAAGCTGCCAATCTAGTTGGTTCATAATATATTGCTTGAGTATATAAATTACTCTCGATTTTTTGCCATTGATTTGCTAAATAAAGAGACTGTTGGGATTGTAATAATTCCTTTTCATATTCATTTTTATCTTTAGTTTTTAGAAGTTCTTTTTTGTCAAATCTATACGTTGGTATATCTTGTCCAAGTAGTGAGTTTGGGCCAAATGCCTTTGATATTCTTTGCCAAACAGTTAAATCTTTATTTAAATTTTCCATATTTAAAAGTTAATATATATAGTTTAAATATAAATATTAAATATTTTTAGAGTTATCTGAGTTATTGTCTTTTTTTGCATTACTCTGTTTGTATTTAAATGTTGGTGGGAATACTTTAACAGAATATACTGGTTGATCTGGTACGACTAATGTTGAACCACCGATTATTTTACCCGATGTTTTTCTTGTTTCTTTTCCCATATTATCTTCTTTTATTACCACCAAATAGCCAACCATATTTTATATAGTCTTCTTTTGTGCCGCCATTATTTAATTTATTTCTTTCATTCATCATATATGTGTTTGGTATTACTGGGTCAAAATGTATCTCCTTACCAACACTATCATTATTATTAACAGTCCAGGACTCAAGCATTACTTTTGTTTGTTCTGTGACTTTTTCTAGTTTTTGGAAGGCGATTTCTCCAACATATACCGCCATAGCAATTGCCATAATAAGGTCATCATGTTGTCCTTTTTGGTGGTCTGGTCTACCATTAACATATATAAAATTGTTCATCTCATCATATAAACGACTACTTTTAATTTTAAATTTATGTCTAACATATTCCTCAAAAGCCGCAATAATCTGAACCCTTTTGTTATTAAAATTTAAACCTGGTACTTTATCTTGAGCTTTAGGATTATATCTCCATATGTTTGTTGAGTCCACACCATCTATATATAAATTTTTATAACCCATCTCTTGTAGTTTTCTAGATGTCGCAACTCCCATTCCTCCTGTGATATCAATAACAATAAATGCGTTATACATAATACCCCATTTATATGCTATTTCTGCTAGGGTATCTGGTGGGATTTTTCCAACATATTCGAAGACTTGTTCTCTTTCGTCAAAATCAATTATCTCTATTGTTGAGAAGTCTTCACTGTCCCCTCTAGACACATCAATACCCATAATGTATTTATGACCTTCTTTTGGGTCTTCCCATATCCATAATGAGTTACCCATCATTTTTGTTTGTGTGTCAACTAAAGTATTCTTTTTAATATATTCTAATTGTGTGTTGTCAAATACATTGTCTCCTGAACCTAGAAATTCACAGTTAAGTTCTTGGTTTATTTTTCTTTTATCATATTTTAATTTTTTAACCATTTTTTCATACCAAGATGAACATGGTTTATATCCTTGTGCGAAATATTCTCGTATTTCTTTATAATCTCTTTCATACGCATTTAGGTGTTCATATGATATATTTTCAGAATCATCTCTTTCTGTTTTATTTAATAGATAATCAACAATATCATCAGTTGGTACCAAATATAAGTCTTTTGTGTACCTTGGGTCTTTCCACCAAAACATTTCAGTTATTTTAAAGTTGTTCATCCCCTTTGATGATTGGTTATATATTTCGTAATATATTGGGTCGTATCCATTTGGTGTGGATACAACGATTACTTTACCACCAGTAGAAAGTGATGCCATACAAGCAGCCCAGAAATCATTATCAGCCTCAATAAATGCCGCTTCATCAAAAACAAGAATTGTTGGTGTATAACCTCTAAGTGCATCTTTTGATGTTGCAACAGCCTTAACTTCACAACCATTAATTAATTTATACCATCTTTGTGAATTTTTGTCTGGTGAAAATTTAGCACCAACCCAATTAGGCCATTGTTCAGTAAAAGCCCTAATCTTATTTGCCATTTCAACAGATGTGTCTAATTTATTTGCAATAATTAGAATTTTTTCTGGCTTCTCCTTTTTTGCGAAAACAAGTCTTTTTGATATCCAGGCTGCTGTAACTGTTGACACACCAGCCTGTCGATACTTTAAAGCGATATTTTCCTCATATTCTTCATAATCTTGTAATAAATTTTCTTGATCTGGAAATAACTCTAATGGAACGTATTTTGATACTGTATTATCATATGTTTGTAAATATGTTCTTAGAGCATATGAAGTGTTTCTCATACACTTTACATACTCTAACATTAGTTGTTCTTTTGATAGCCCCATTAGTATCTTTTTATATAAATATCAAAAACCCTCAATTATTTATAAATTGAGGGTTCTTTAGTTTTTTTGGGTTTTAATTATAATCCTAATTGTGATAAAATATCATCTTCATCGTCTTCATAGTCATCATCTTCACCATTACCTTTATATTTTTCATATTCAGACTTAGCCTTTTTATAAAGTTCCTCAAAACGTCTTTTTACTTTGTTGTTGTCTTCTTTATCGTCAGATACAACATTAGCAATAATATTTTTAAGAAAATCTTCAGCTGGTACTGAATATAAAGCTTGCTCAAAAAATGGCATATAAACTCTATTTTCAGGTACTAAAATTAAATCATCTGGAAGTAGGGTTTTTAGTTTTCTAACTAGTTCACCACCAACTCTAAAGTTCATTGGTTCATTTTCCATCGAATCCGTTTTATCTACAACATCTTGTGCAATTCCTGGATCAACATTATCCCATTGTGATTGCGATGTTGGTGTTGAAAATACTTTAAATAATTCATGTAGTAAAATTGGGAAAATCACGCCATTAGCGAAATATGTATCATTTTCTTCTTCTCCTCCTCCTTCGTCTTCATCTTCGTCACCATCCATTTTGCCTGCAGCGCCCGCAGCATTACCACCAAGGGCTTCAATTAAATCTTCATCTGTAAAATACATTAAATCATTAGCTCCCATTATTTTGTTATATAAATCGTATAATCTTGGGTCTATTGCGTCTAATCTATCTTTATACATTTGATAAGCAAATTGTCCTCTCTTACCTTTTCCTTGTATAAGTGCGTTAATTACATGTCTTTTTTCTAATTCTAGTTGTCTTTCTTCTTCCGGTGTTAAATCATCAATATCAAAAGAAAAATCTTTTGGTAATTCCAATTTTTTCATTTCTTTTGGTTTCATCTGAAACATATTTGGGTTGATTCTTTTTTCACCAAGAAAGGTTAAAATGTTAATAAAATCAAATTGATACTCAACACCACCTTGTTTTTCTTCTTTAACAACTAAACCATCCTCTATTGCTTGCTCCATATTTTTTGCGTATGGTAACCATCCTTCTTCTTTAGCTGCAATTTCAACTGCCAAGTCTCTTAGTAGCTCTCTATGTCTAGGTTCAATACCCATAGCTTGACTAACAGCTTGCATTTGTGCCATTTG